CTTATGGGGGGGTGGGATAATGAAAAGTTATGATAATAAAACAACAACAGTTGAAAGCATGGTTGCCTTTATTGGCCTTTTGTATGCAGAAACAAAAGATCAATTTAATTACTACTACAGGATTGCAGCTCATGGAGAAAATGAAAAATCAACATGGTTTTATTTAGAAGATTATGCTAAATCAAATCATAACTACTATGAAAGAAGAAAGGAAAGATTAAAGAATGGATTATAAACTTACAGATTACCAGACAAGAAGAAGAAACTATGATTTGAAAGTTATTCACACTTTGAAAGAGAGATTAAGGAATGATAAAGACTTCCTGGAACTAACTTTCATTGAAAGGGCCATTATTCTTTTTTCTTTACGGTTGTTGAAAAAATATTTTTATGACAATGACTTCAAAAAAATAAATAAATGGTTATCTAAAGAATGTAAATTCCTTTCAATAGATATGGTTTCAAAAATCCATGGAGATATTAAAGATGAATGATTTAGAATATTTTCTAATCTTTTTATTTTCATGGGTTATTATTATGATTCTTTTTTGTTGTAGGTGAAAAATGGAAGAAGACACAAGATCATATAATGTTGGTGCATCAGATTATTCAAGGCATAAAATACAACCTTGGGATATCTGGATTGAATACAAGTTGAATCCTTTTGATGCTGATATCGTTAAAAGGGTTTTAAGAACAAAGGCAACAGATTCAAGAAAAATGGATTATGAAAAGATAATTCATATTTGTAAAGAAAGAATCAGGCAGCTTGATGAAGGAATTGAAATATAAAAAATCGGACTTGTAGAACATTCTGCAAGTCCATTTTTTTTGATTATGACTATATAAACAATTAGCGGTGGAATGTCATTTTCAAAAAAATCAAAATGGGTGAAGGTATGACAAAAGAAAAGAAAACAGGTTCAAAGAAAGCAAAGAAACCTGTTGAAAAGGGAATCAAAACAAAAACCAAAACTAAATCAAACATAAAACCAGTAACCAAAACAAAGAAACAGAAACCAAAGTCAAGAAAAGAAGTTGGAAGATTCAATGAAGAAGATGTTTTGATTGCAATTAAGGGATGCAGAACAATTGTTTCAACAGTTGCTAAAAGGCTGCATTGTGATTGGACAACGGCCTATAAATATATAAATAGATGGGATTCAACAAAACAGGCATATAATGATGAAAAACAGATATCATTGGACCTTGCAGAATCTGCATTATTCCAGAATGTTGACAATGGAGATGTTGGTGCAATCAAATACTTTCTAACAAAGAAAGCAAAAGAAAGAGGATATGGAGATGAAGAAAACGGAACTGAAGACAACGAAAATACAAATGATAATGTTTTCAGAATCGTTGACACTTCACCATTAAGAGCATGTGATACAGGGGAATTTGATGATGAATAGTTCTGATTTTTTCCCTATAGAATATAATGATGATTTAAGAGCAATTCTCAAAAACAAATATACTGAATATATTGAAGAAGGCGGCCGTGGTTCTTGTAAATCTTCTTTTATTTCAGTTGCTATAATGTTACTACTTGAATCAAATCCAAATTACAATGCATTTGTTGGGAGAAAAGTTGGTGACACAATGCAAGATTCAGTTTTTGAACAATTGCTATGGGCCATTGATAAACTGAATCTTAAAAATTGGGTTGGAACAGTAAAACCATTAAAGATAAGAAACAAGAAGACACAACAATCAATCATTTTCCGTGGTGCTGATAAATCAGAAAAAACAAAGTCAATTAAACTTCATCATGGTTATTTTGCCATCACCTGGTTGGAAGAAGTCACGGAATACACACCAAAAGATGTTAATGATATCATTATTTCAACAATGCGAGGTGGTGAAAAATATTGGTGTTTCTATTCTTTCAATCCACCACCATCATCAAGAAATTGGTGTAATACTGATTTGAAGAAACCATCTGAAAGAAGATTGGTTCATCACACAGATTTTAGAATTGTTCCAAAAGATTGGCTGGGTGATGCATTCTTTGAGAAAGCAAGAGAAATGAAAAAGTCTAATCCTAGATTATATGAAAATATATATTTGGGTGAAGTCACAGGCAATGGAAGAAACATTTTTGAAAATGTTCAATTGAAAGAAATTACTGATGAAATGATTGATTCATGGGATTGGCATAATAAAGGTGTAGACTTCGGATTCTATCCAGATGCATTTAGATTTAACATGACATATTACGATTACGATAGAAAAATACTTTATGTATTTGATGAATTGAACCTGTTGAAACATGGCAATTGGGAAGCATCTGAAAAACTGAAAGAACATTTGAAAGTATTCTATAAGATTCCAGACAATGAACCACTAACATTCATGGAAGATGAAATCATTGGAGATTCTGCAGAGCCAAAATCAATTGCAGACTTCAGGCAATGGGCATGGAATATGAAAGGTGCAATAAAGGGAAAAGGTTCATTAGATGCTGGAATGAAATGGTTGCAATCTTTGAAAGCAATTGTAATTGATGAAGTTAGATGCCCTCATGCAGCTGATGAATTCACAAAGTATGAATATGACATAGACAGGAAAACAGGTGAAGTCATGACAGGTTATCCACAGAATCAACCAGATCATAGCATTGCAAATATAAGGTATCAAACTGAAAAAATATGGCGGCAAAGGGGAATATAATGGACTATATCAACATTAAGATATCATTAGACGATTACAAGGTAATTAGAAATGCATTGATGAACAGAACGGCAAAAGAAGTTTATTCATTGATGGTAAAACTTGATTATCAAGTAACAGAACAAACAAAAACAGAAATGGCAAAGGCTGTTGAAAAGGAGTAAAACATGGCTGAAGAACTGAAACAAAGAATTAAAGCAAAACCACAGATTCAGGCAAATGCAATAAATAATGGTGATGTTCTGTTAATTGAACATGCCGTTGGAACTGTTGATGATTCAGATAAATCATTAAGAATGGACCAGGCAAAGCAATTTTTTACAGGTGATATTGCAGCAAAGATTCCAGCAGATGCAACAAGCGAAAATAAGCTAGTGTCCACTACTCAACTTAATGGTTCTTTAGCGGTATATGATACAACAGTTAGTGATGCTGGATGGGCATTTCAGTATATGAAAAATTTAGTAAGAAAAAATATAAAAACAGTATCAATAAATTTAGATATACGCAGAGATGAAGGATATTCTATTCCAGATAATAATTATTCATTATGCACAATTCCAGAAGGCTACAAACCTCCAAATTTGCTATATGGAACAGGTATTTTAATCTCTCCAACTTGGACCAAAAAAATTGTTTCTGTATATTTTGATACGGATGGTTCAATTAAAGTTGGATATGGAGAAAATACAGACGGATATAATAGAATACAGATATGGGGAAATTATATTATTGATTAACACTACTCAACTAAAGCGACATTTAGTTTTCCAGTAGTCAAGGAATATTTGACAACTGAATAAGGCTAACATATAATTTAATTATCCGTAATAAAGTTAGTCGAAAGACTATTGCCCTTCCATTTCTGGAAGGGTTTTTCTTTTTAACTTCCCTTTTATTTTTGACTATATCAACATGAATATCTTTTATGCATTAAAGGGATTTGTTATGAATTTATTTTCAAGATTTGGAATTGAGAATTGGCAAGATTTGAAGATATCAGAAATACTTTCTGATGAAATGCAGCGTTCAATCAATCTATGGTTGTCTATGTCACAGGGGAAAGCACCATGGAATGCAGATTGTCCACCATCTGGAGTTATTCCAACAATTGTTGGTTCAATTTCTGATCCTGTATCTGAAGAAATCATTGTTGAATCAAAGAATGAAAATCTTGATGCAATTATGAAGAAACTTGATTCACGGATTCCAGAAATAGTTCATAATATGGTAACTGTTGGTGGTTGTCTTATACGGCCTATTTTTTCAGATGGAAAAGTAACATTTGAAATCATCAAATTGGGATATTACATTCCAACGCATTATTCATTGGATGGTGATTTGACAGGTGCGGTAATTTGTAAAAATATTGCAGATGGTAACAAGAAATATCTTTTATTGGAAAAACATGATTTTATAAAGAAAACTGTTGAAAATACTGTTAAAGGATATCACACAGTAACACTTGAATTATACAGAACAGATAATGGAAATCTTCATAAAGTGCCTTTAACTTCATGCCCTAAAACTATGGACCTTACAGAGTTTTATACATGGGAAGATGTTGAAAAACCATTCATTGTTGAAATAAGAAATCCAAAGGCAAATGAAATTGATTATTCTTCTGTTCCTGTTTCAATATATGCTGGACATGAAAATCTGATTGCAGATTGTGATAGACAGTATCAAGAAATAAACATTGAACAGATCAATGGCCGTTCTGTTGTCTTTGCAGATGAAGATATGTTCCGTGAAAGAAGGGATGCAGATGGCAAAAGAAAGAAAGTTATTTTATCTGAAGCATTGCACCGTTTAATTGTTAAAATAAATGGAAATGGACTTGCAGAACAGAAGATTCAAACACATTCACCAACTTTAAGAACAGAACAACAGATAGCAGCATATCAACAGATATTAAGAGAAATAGAAAATGTTTGTAGAATCGGCAAAGGAACTTTGTCAAATCTCCAGGAACAAATCCAGACGGCAACACAATACAAAGGTGGAAAATCTGTTTTGTATAATACTGTTGATGTATTTGAATCAGAAATTGAAAACAAATATAAAGATATAGCATATATTTTTGCTTATATGTTATCTGTATATATGGGAATCCCTTTTGATGATGAAATAAATGTTTCTTATGATGAATCAGATAGAAAGGATGCAACAATGCAAAGAATGGAAGACTTGCAAGAAGTTTCACAGGGCATCATGCGAAAAGATGAATACAGAATGAAACATTATGGAGAAAATGAAGAAGAAGCAAAATTAAATCTTCCTGAAACTGTAACGGATAACTATTCACTAGGATTCTGATTTTTAGAATATTTGGTTTTAACTTTTTCTTTCTGGACTATCACTTCATGGTGGTAGTCCTTTTTTATTTAATTATGGTATTATTTTAACAGAGGTATCGGGAATGAAAAGAAAATGTTTATTTTTAGTTTTTGCAGCTTTTATTTTTATTGGATGTTCTAAAAAGGCAAATCAGAATCCAAAGAAAATAATAAGATGTGATGAAGATGGGAATTATATTTCAGAAATAGAAAACAATGAAAATAATTATATAAGGGATGAAAAAGGAAATATAATTGAAATTAAAGAAAATGGAAAAACAAAATGTAAAACAGAATATCAATATGAAAATGAAAAAATCATAAAACAATATAATTATGATTCAGATAAAAGCATTATTTCTGTTTATGAATTTGAATATCCAGAAGAATTGAAAGAAATTAAAAAGGTATATAATTATAATTTAGAACTTCAAAGAATTGAAAAAACAGAATTTAACAAACAACATAAGGTTGTTAAAAATGTATATTTAGAAAACGGAAATGAAAGAACGATAGAATATAAATATGATAAATTCTTGAATCCTGTTGAAATGTTTGAAGATGGAAAATTAAAAATGAAATCAAAAAACATATATAAAAAAGGCCTTTTAGTTGAAAGGCATATAAATCCAATAGCTGGAAAACCTTATATCTTAAAGATGGAATACTAAATCAAAGGCCGTGGAACTAATCCATGGCCCTTTTTTATGACTATAAGAGCATGTTAAAAGCAAGTTATCTGGCATCATGTTCTGATGATATAGTAAAGATTTATGCTCAATTGGAAAATGAAATCATTATTTCAATGGTGAAAAGATTAGTAAAGCTGAAGAAAATTGAATCATATACCGATTGGCAATCAAAGATTTATAATGAAATTGGTGGACTTCAAAAAGATATTTCAAAATATCTTTCTAAATACGATAAAATAGCATATGAAAGAATAAAAGAACTGTTTGAATTCAGTATGGCAATGAATACAAAAAATGATTTGAAGATGGTTCAACAAGCATCCAGAGAAATGACCGATAACCAAAAACAGATTCTTGAATCTACCTTTTCAAAGATAGAAGACAAAGAAACAATCAATAAAACTTTTGCATGGATGGCCACAAAACATAGTGAAGATGAAATCTTCCAGAAATTAAAAAGATTGACAATGACAGTTGCAGCAACAACAGAAACAAAGTTTATTGAACAGGCAAACAATGCATTTTTTAAGGTTTCAACAGGTGCATTTTCAATTGATGATGCATTCAAATATGCCGTTAATAATCTTGCAAAGGCTGGAATTGATACAGTTGAATATACTAATTCAGGAAGAATTATTAAAAGATCCATAGAATCGGCCGTAAGAGCAAATATCACAACAGGAATAAATCAGAATGCATCAGAAATAACACTTTCCAATTGTGAAGATTTAGAAACTGATTTAGTTGAAGTTTCTGCACATTTGGGTGCAAGAGATGCTGAAAGAGATGGAAGACCATGGGCCAATCATGCAAGTTTACAAGGCAAGGTTTATTGTCTTAATGGTGAAAGAGATTATATTGATGGTAATGGAGAAATAAGACATGCACCAAATTTTTATACTACTTGCGGAATTGGTGAACCTGATGGGATTTGTGGAATAAATTGCCGTCATTCATATTATCCATATTTTGAAGGAAATTCACTTCAGTATAGCAATAATCAATTGGATGAAATGAAAGATAATATGGTTTCTTATACCAAAGAAAATGGAGAAAAAACAGAAATCACACAATATGAAGCTGAACAGATGTTGCGATTATGTGAAAGGAACATTAGAGATTATAAAAGACAATCAGAAGCCTTCATTGAAACAGGTTATGGAGAAGAACCAGAAGCAATAATAGCAAGATCAAAAATAAGGGAATGGCAACAAAAAGCAAAACATATTTGTGATGAAACAGGAATCACAAGAGATTATGCAAGGGAATACATTGGAACAAAAACAGAAAAACAACCATCTGCAAAAGGATATAAAAAGTAAATGACTATATAATCGGGTTGAACTTAACCGACAAGGAATTTAGACCATCTGGAATATTCCCTTCCACCGTTCCAGATGGCCTTTTTTTTGTCTATAATATCACTATATCGTGAGTTTTTATCACGAAAACAACAGTAAAAAAAACATTTTGCAAAATCCATTTTTATAATAAAAGTATCTTTTTTGATTATTTTTCACTTATTTTCAAAGTCAAAAATCAATCCAAAATACAACCAAAAAGCAACCAATTTTGATAAAAAAAACACCTGTTTCATCATCCAGATTTTCATGTTCCTGGATATAAAAAAGGCTGCATTTTTGAAAATCAAAAAAAACCAAATAGGAAACAATGGATTTTTTGAGAAAAAATCAAAAAAAGTTGAAAATCTTGAAGAAATTAAAAAAGTGTCATTTTTTGCAAATAGGAAACAATTGCAAATTTTAATAAAAAACCTATGGTTATTTATAAAAAAACCTATGGTTTTTATTTTGAAAACCTAATGTAAATGTAAATGTTAATGATAATGCAAATGTTAATGCAAATGAAAATGTAAATGTAAATGCAAATGTTAATTGTTGTGGTGTTTTTTTCTTGCGAAAAAAAACCAAAAACAACAACAAAAAAAAGGTTTATTTTCTTCATTTTTCTTCTTGGTAGTATAATTTCACTACTTTAATATAAATTTTTGATTCTAGGGGTGTTCTCGTGGCTCTAAAGGGGTGTTTTGAATTGTCCGTTCTGGATAAAAAAATAAAAAATCCCTTTATTTTTGTTTTACGACAAATTCCCCTTTCTTATTTTGACTATATGACAGAGAAAAAATGGACTCGTAAAAACCATTTAATCATTTTCTAATCCGCTGAAGAAAACAGCTAAAAAATCGTAGGGGCAAAAAATGAAAAGAGAATTCCTGAAAGGCCTTGAATTGCCTGATGAAGTGATTGAAAAAATCATGTCAGAAAACGGAAAGGACATTGAAAACGCAAAGTCAAAATTTGCAGATTATGAGGATTTGAAAAAAAACCTTGAAGAAGCAAATAAGACAATAGTATCTTTTGGGGATGTAGACGCAATCAAAGCTGATGTTGAAAAATGGAAATCTGATTTTAAGAAATTACAGGATGAATCAGAAGCAAAGATTGCCAGAATGGAACGGCAGCAGAAAATCAAGGATTTTACAAATGGTAAAAAATTTGTAAATGATTTTACCAGGGATTTTATCAATGAACAGTTGGAAAACGCATTGAAAGATGAAAACTCAAAGGGAAAATCACTTGATGATATTTTGACTGATCTCACAAAAGACAAAGCAAATATTTTTGCAGAAGAAAAAAAACCACAAGCACCAAATGTTGCAGATATGAAAACTTCATCAGGTGACATTGGACTTGCGGACACAAATGCGGCAAGGGCCGTAATGGGATTAAAACCACTTTAATTTTATAGGAGAATTGAAAAATTATGGCAAACGATATTACTTGTTTTAAGAATTATATCGACAATCTTGATGATGTTTACAAGGAAGCATCAAAATCATCTGTTCTTGATGGTGATTCAACACTTGTTCAGGCTGGATCAAATGCAAAGGAAATTGTTATTCCAAAGATGTCAATGGATGGCCTTGGTGACTATTCACGCAATGGTGGATATGTTGGTGGTGATGTAACACTTACAAATGAAACTGTTACTTGTAATTATGATCGCGGCCGTTCATTTACAGTTGATTCAATGGACAATGCAGAAACTGCAGGTGTTGCATTTGGAAAACTTTCTGCAGAATTCATCAGAACAAAGGTTGCACCAGAACTTGATGCATTCCGTTTTGCAAAACTTTCTGCAGAAGCTGGTGCAAAGGTTTCTGGAACACTTTCAAGTGGAACAGATGTTCAGGCTGCCCTTATTACTGCACAGAATGCAATGGATGAAAAGGAAGTTCCAACAGAATCAAGAATCCTTTTTATTACACCTACACTTTACAATGCATTTGTAAACCTTGATACAACAAAATCAAGGGAAGTTCTTGCATCATTTGCACAGGTTGTTAAAGTTCCACAGTCAAGATTCTACACAACTATCAAGTTGAATGATGGAACAACAGAAGGTGAAACAACAGGTGGATATACACCAATTGCAACAGTTGGTGCAACACAGTCAAAGCTTATCAATTTCTTGGTTGTTGAAAAGTCTGCAGCTATTCAGTTCCAGAAGCACACAGTTTCAAAGATTATTTCACCAGATGCAAATCAGACTTCAGATGGTTGGAAGTTCTGTTATCGTGATTATGGTATCGCTGATGTTTACGAAAATAAAACAGATGGTGTTTACCTTAATTATGGTGCTGCATATTCTGCATAATTGGGGGCTTTATGGAAGTTATCGGATGGATTCAGAAATCTGAAGTAAAACCGATTGCAGAAAGTAAACCAGAAACAATTGAAACTTCTGAAAAGAAGAAGAAAGGAAAAGAAAAGGATTAAGGGGTAAACGGCATGTTTGAAAATGTAACATATACTTTTTACAGTTCCACATTGGGCCGTGCCGTTATTCCAGATTCAGATACTTTTGATTCTTTCAAGATGTTAAACATTCAGAAGATGAAATCCCTGTTGCCTTATGTTGAAGAAAAGGAAACAAATGGGATTGATTCTTCTGTATGTATGATGATTGAAGCTGATTATGTTGCTGATGCAAATATGAATCAGAAATCAAGAATCATTGCATCTGAAAATGTTTCGGGGCATTCGGTAAGTTTTGACAATTCGTCAAAGGCAATGGATATTCAGTTGAATTCCAAAAGTCTTGATGAAAAGAAAATTGATGCCATCAAATTATTCTGTTATCTGAATGTAGGTGCAAACTGATGAATATTTCAAAAGAAATGCTACCACATTCAGTTAAATGTTATAAGGTAATTGGAAGAACTTCAGATAGAAAACCAACATATGGTGATTCTGTTACTCTTTCCAATGTCTGGTTCAATGAAACTATAGGAATGAATGAAGGTTCAAATGGAAAAACTTCTTCAGATAGTGCAATTCTTTTTTATGATATTTTGAATTCAAATCCATCAGATTTTGAATTTGAAAAAGATATGAAGATTGTATTTGATGAAAGAAGTTTTTTTGTTAAATCAATTCATTCATGCTATGGATTAAATGGACTTGAACATTTTGAGGTTTCTTTGACATGACAAAAACAGAAATTCTTTTCAAAGCAAAAGAAGCTGGAATAAAACTGAATATTCAGTTTCAGGAAGACATAGAAAAAAAGAAAATCGGAAATGCAACATTAAGAGCACAAAAGAAACTTGATGCACAAGCATTAAAAGATTGCAATTTCTATTGTCCAATGCAAACAGGAACACTTCAGAAATCGGCCATTCTTAATACTGTTATTGGTAGTGGAAAGTTAATCTGGAACACACCATATGCACATGAACAGTATTATGATAGACCAAACAAAAGTTATGATAAGAATCCAAACGCAATGATGAGATGGTGCGAAGTTGCAGCAGCAAAGAAAATGAGTGAATGGAGAAAAATTGTAGAAGATGAATATTTCAGAAATACTTAATGATTATCTTATTGATAATGTTTTAGCAGATGAAGGAATTGAAATCATTTACAATGATGTGTTCCCTTTTGATGATGGATTTTGTCTTATATCAAGATATGATCCAACAACGGCAAAGGAAAAAGAATTCATTGATGGTTCTGTTGTAGGAAGTCAACAGTTATCATATTTCATTCGTTCTGAAGATGCTGCAGATTGCAGAAGGATTTTAGACTTAATCACCGATAAAGTTGATAATCTTTCTTGCAGTAACAATGATGGAATTGAAATCAGATTCACTTGTTTAACACATTGTGCATTTGTTTCAATTGACGATAAAAACCAAACAATCTATACGGCAACATTAAAGGCCGATTATGACAAACCAGGAGAATAAAAGACATGGCAAGTAAAGACATGGTAAAAAAATGGAAGATTGCACCTTTTATCAATAAGGGGACTTCTTCAGAAGCTGATTATTTCAGAATTAAAAAGTCAACTGCATTTGATCTTGCACTTAATCCAGAAACACAGGAATATGATTATATTTCTGATGAATCACCAACAACAGAACTTTTGAAGTATAAACCATCTTTGAATCAGGCATTGACAATGTATAAGGGCGAAGATGATTATGAATTCATTTTCAATAAGTTCTTCAATCTTTCTGTTGGTTCTGAAGCTGAAACAGATATGTTGCTTGTTTTCTTCCAGGAAGAAAAGAAAGTAACAGTTTCATCAGTTGAGAAGACATATTATCTTGCATGGAAATCAGATTGTGTAATCTCAATCAATGATTTGAATTCTGTTGATTCAACATTGACATTTGATGTGAACCTTAATGGAACAGTAAAGAAAGGTTATGTTGAAATTGTATCTGGAAAACCTGTTTTCACAGAAGGAACAATTCCAACAGGCGATTCAGATGATGAATAATTAAAAATGATTGACCTTTGCAAAAAGGTTTTGCCATCCACTATTATGGTGGATGGTGAAACATTTGATATTTTTACAGATTTTCAGTTTTGGATAAACTTTCTTCTAAAAAGAAAAAAGAAAGAAATAAAAAAACCAGAAGATTTTTATTTTCTATTTAGTTCTAAAGTTCCAAAAAATGCACCATTAGCATTGGATGCACTTTGTGATTTTTGCGATGTAAGAAATCCACTACCAAAGAAAGTTGGACCATCTGATAACAGAATCATATTTGATTATGAAATTGATTCTGATTTGGTTTTTTCTGCATTTTGGGATTGTTATGGAATAAATCTTCTGGATGAAAAACTTCATCTGCATTGGTATGCATTCAACGCATTATTTGATGGATTGCATGACACAAAATTAAATAAAGTTATGGAATTCAGATCATATGACAAAAACGATAAATCAACATATGAACAAACTTCAGAAAGATTGAAACAAGCATGGACAATTGACATTCCATTGACTGAAGAAGAACAAAAAGCATTAGACAAATTTGATGCATTATTAGATTGCTAAATACAAGGCCTTTGATTTTCAAGGGCCTTTCTTTTTGACTATATCACCGTAAAAACACTTTTTTTGGAGATACAAATGGCCGATAACAAAGTTGAATTTGATATAGGAATGAATACAAGTTCTTTTTTGAAAGGACTTGAAAAAATAAGAAATAAATTAAATACATTCGGGCAAAGTGTTAAAGGGATTGCAAGTCTTGGTAATTCAATAACAGGATTAAAAAGTGCATTTGACATGGCTAGTGGTTCTATTGCTAAAGTTTCAGATGCAATCAAAGAAACAATTGAATTAAGCAACAAACAAACAAAAGCAGAATTACAACTTGAAACAGCTGCAAAGAATAATCCATATTTGAATGATTCCAATGTAAAGAAGTTAAAAGAATATGCTGGACAACTTCAGAGCATTTCAACAACAGGTGATGAAGAACTTTTACCATTTATGGCTCAACTTGCAGCATCTGGAAGAACACAAGCAGAAATACAAGATATTATGTCCGCTGCATTAGATGCATCTGCAAGTGGTATGATATCACTTGAAAGTGCGGTTCAATCTTTGAATCGTTCCTATTCTGGTGAAATTGGAATGCTTGGAAGACTTCTTCCACAAACAAAAGAACTAACTTCAGAACAGTTAAAAAATGGTGCGGCCGTTGAAGCAATAAAAAAAGCATATTCAGGAATGGCAAATGAAGTTTCATCCAAAACAGGTGGATGGCAACAGTTCAAGAATTCATTGGGTGATTTAAAAGAACTTATTGGAAAAGGTTTTGCAGAATCACAGAATAGAACAGGCCAGATTCTTTCAAAGTTTTTTGATTCAATAACTTCAAAAATAAATGCATCAAGAGAAGCTGCAAGAAAGTTTCAAAAAGAATTAAATATTATTGTCCAGAATGATATTGGTAATGAAAATATTTCTTCCCTTGAAAATGAAATTGCATTGCATAAAGAAAATATAAAACTTTATGAAGAAGAATTAAAAGCAAAATCAATGACATATAAACAGTATGTGAATGCAGAAAAGGAAAAATTAAGGGCATTAGAAGAAACTCATAAAGCTGAAATCAAAAGCTATAATGATAATATTAGAAATGCTAATTCTTTACAAATGGGAATTGAAAATGCAGTTTTTGAAGGTAATGAATCAAACATTCCATCAATGAGAATTGAATATGAAAAATCGCAGAAAGCAATTGAAACATATAATGCAACAGTAGGAAAAGAACTTGAAGCACAAAGGCAAAAAGTTAAAGATGTTTCATCTGAATGGAAAAGACTTTCACAAGATCAGAATGAAAATGAACAAACATTGAAATATAGAATCGAAAATGAAAATAAAGCATTACAGGAAAATGAAAAAAGATTAAAGGAACTTCAGAAGATAGAAAATGCACAATCTGATGCAGATAAAAAAAGAGCAAATTTAGATGCAGCAACAAAAGAGATTGTAAAACAAAGAGAAGAATACGAAAAACAGAAATTAGCACTTGAAGAAAAAGCATCTATTCTTGGAACAGAAGTTGACAAAATGGATTTGTTAAATCTTAAAGTGCAACAGTATATGAATCTTTGGAGTTCACCATCTGCAAAATATGCAACAACTGAACTTTCAAATCTGAAAAAAGAAATTGAATATTTATCAAAAGAAATTGAAGTTTCTTCTTCATTCAATATGAATGATTTTATGTCACAATTCAGTATGAATGTGAAAGAAGAAATTGAAAATGCAAAAGACATTCTAAAAGATTTTTATGATTTTGGGATTATTTCCAAAAAGGAATACAACACAAAAATCAAAGAACTTGATAAAGATATTGTGGACCTTGAAAAGAAAAATGCAGAAGAAAGAAAAAAAATCTTCCTGGATGTTGCAAATACAATTAGTAATGTTGTGAATAATATGGCTCAAACAATGGAACAGATGGCATCACTTGCATCCAAAAGAGCAGAAGACACAGCAACGGCAGAAACGGCTGCATTGGAAAAGCAATTTGCAGAAGGTGAAATTTCAGAAGAAGAATATTATCAACGCAAAGAACAGATTGAAAAAGAAGCTGCACAAGAAAAGTATAAGGCCGATTTATGGGCATGGAGTGCAAGTCTTTTGCAGATTGGAAATTCAACGGCATTGGCAATTATGCAATCACTTGCACAATTGGGGCCAGTTGCTGGAACTATTATGGCTGCATCTATCGGTGTTTTGGGTGCTGCACAAACGGCCGTTGCAATGGCAAATAAACCTGTTCCACCATCATTTGCAACAGGTGGATTCATTGGTGGAATGAACGGTGCAACAATGGGTGCTGATAACACTTACATTCACGCAAGAAATGGTGAATGGGTTGTAAATGCAAAGCAACAAAAGGAACTATGGGAAGTTGCAAATGGCCGTGGTGCAATCAATGGTGCATCTGTTGCAAATAATGTTCAAATTAAGAATTACAGGGGAAATGATACAAGAGTTGATACAAGATTTACTGAAGACGGATTAAAAATCTTTATCAGGGAATCAGTTCAAGATGATCAGAGAAATGGAAGATTAAGAGATTCATTTATTGAACAACAGAATATTCTTGATGGAATTAAATATTTGTAAGAGGTGAAAAAATGGTGAATTGGTGGAAAGATAATCAGAAGTTTTTTTCAATGGGAACTTCTGGAAAAAACAATATTAAAACATTGGAATTTGAAAGCGGAAAAACAAGAGATTATTTATTAGATTCTTCACCTAGAAAAACACATTCAGTTTCTTTCAAAATTGAAAACAGAACTGAAGAATCAACTTTCTGGAATTGGTATGCAAATACACTTCTTTCCAGAACACAAACAATTTCACTTATTGATTTTGTTTCAGGAACAGGAACAAAAGAATATAAAATGACTGAAGAACCACAAACAAATGATTCACAATATCCAAAAGAATTTACAACGGCATTTGAGGAAGTCTAAATGAACGGAACATTTGAAAAACTTATTTCAAGGCATGGTGGTTATTCTTTGCCCTATCTCATTTATATTTATGATGAAAACAAAAATATTGAAATGAGATTTGCAAATTCCAAAGATAACATAACATATGAAAATAAAACTTATATCGCTGGAACATTTTCATATAAACCAAATGCAAGAAAAAAGGGTTTTGATGGTGGTGGAAAACTTGAAATTACTGTTAAAGATAATCAGATTATCAATCTGATAGAAACCTATGATTCAATTTTTCTTGATGTTGTTGGAACAATTAAAGAAGGGAATCAGATTGCAGAAATGAAAAAGTATAATCACCATTATGGAAAACTTGAAGGTGATAGAACCAAAATATCTTTCAGTTTCAATTCTGATGAACGGCAAGAAATGACTTTCCCAATGCTCATATGGAGTGGATTAAACAACCATGGCAATAGTTAAATTATGACTATATCGGCATGAAATATGATGATTTATTATCTGTTCCCTATAAAGAAGGTGGAAGGGATAAAAATGGAATGGATTGTTGTGGATGGGTTCTTGAACTTGAAAGAAGACATGGAACACCAATGATTGATCCATTAGAACTTCATGTGAATGGTGATGATTTAGAAAAAGTTCTTTTGAAAACAAATATAAAAGAAATCTCACAAAATGAAATCCGATATGGGGATATTATGCAATGCATATACAATGGCAATCTTCATATCGGATTCATTTTAGATAAAAAACTTGTTTCCCATATGACTGAAAAAGGCCCTAGGGAAACACCACTTGTTGCATTCAGAAATAAAAAATATGGAAGGATTTACAATGATTAAAATAAACTTTTACCGTTATTTATCAGATGCATTTGATTTAATTGAAGTTGAACCAGGAAAGAAGATTCTTGAAAGTATTCCAGAAGTTAAGGAATGGAAGAAATACAAGATTCTTGTAAATTGTAAATTTGTTGATGAAAATTATATTCTGAAAGAAGATGATAAAGTTATCATCAAATCAATTCCATATGAAAGTTATTCACCATCTGATTGGATAAAAACAATTGCTACAGGTGGTATATATTTCTTTGTTAAAGCTGGAAAAGAAGCATATGAAGCAACAAAGGCAGCAAAGAAAGCTGAAGAAGAATTAAACAAACTAAAAAATCAAACAAAAGATGATGTCACTAATATTCCTTATTTGAAGGGTTCATCAAATACAGTTGCAACAGGTAAAACACAACCATATTTAGTTGGAACAAATCTTTTAACACCTTATATTCTCAATGCATCTAAATCTGGTAGTGCATCAAAGGGATATCACACCATTGATGGTGCATTGGGTGAAACACAATATTTGAATCGTGTTTATGAAATGGGATTTGGGCCACAAGTAATACAGAAGATTTTCATGGGAAATCTTCTTCTTGCAGATTTTGGAAAAACTTCACCATTTGAAGAATCTGAATTCCACTTTCAGAATAAGGCATTTGCTGGTGATAATTCATTTTGTGAAATTAGACATGGCAACAGATTCACACATTCAGAATTTAATACAAAGATTGTTGAATCTGAAAAAAGCGATAATTTGAAATATAAAGATGATGAAGATTATCAAGATTTAATTTATACACTTGAACCAAATACAATGAGTGCTGATATCTGTATCATGTTCAATGGTTTAATGAAATACACTTCATCAGGTGCAAAGGGTTCTAAAACAAGAAATATAATTCCATCTTATTCTTTGAATTATGCAGAACTTGCAAAAGAAAATAGAGAAAGTGAAGCAACATGGATTCCTTTCAATTTCACCAAAGCAGAATGGCATGAACCTGTAACAACAACAACAAATGCAAGTTATAGATGGAATCTAACACCAAAACAAGGAAAATATGGGCCATATGTTGAAGAACCATCAAGAGCAGAAATCCTTGCAAATATCAACAATTGGACTTTAACTTCTGGAACAGATATTCGATCAAATTATAATAATATCAATACTGTTTTTTATTCTGGATATAGTCCATCTGCATTTGGATATGTTGAAATATATTTGAACAAAAAAACAACAACACCAGGATATTATACAGATCCAATTCAAACAACTTCATTTTCTGGACAGTATTCAAAACAGATTAGATTCAATGCACATGTTGATTTTTCTTTTTCTGATTTGTTTGAAAGCTATACAGAAAATAACACAACAAAATATAAAAACAAATATTCACAACCAATTTCAATTAAACTTTCTACAACAGATAACAAAACAACAGATGGAACAGATGTTGCAGATGTATATGTTCAATGGTTGCATTCATATACTTATGATACAACAAAGACAATTTCAACAGGTTCATTTGTTGCAGAAAAGATAATTGAAGATGATGCCCTTTATATGATGAAGGGAACAACAAAGATTCCAATTTCAACTTTAATTGGAATGAAAATGGAAGCAAATATTCAGAATCAGGATTTGCAAGATTCTATTCAAGTTGTTTCTTCTGGAGTTGCAAGAGTTTTTGAAAAAGATTCAAATGGTAATTATTCACTTTCTGCAGATAAAAAAATGACTTCAAATCCCGCTGCATGGTGGTGGGAAATTCAAACTTCAGATTGTCATATTGCATCAAAGTATGCTGATGATGAAATGGATATTGACACATTCGGCAAATGGTATGATTTTTGTAATACAAAGGGATTTAATTGTAACTTTGTTATTATTCAGGGCCAGACTAAAACTTCAATTCTTGATCAGATTCTTAATTGTGGTAGAGCATCAACTTATTCAAACAGATATCATGAAATATCTGTTGCATGGGATGATGTAAAGGAAAATGCATCTGGATTACTCAACGAACAAAATCTTGTTTCATTCTCTTACGAAAAAGAGTTTTCAAGAAAAGTTGATGGAATTGTTTGTGAATACATAGATGCAGAAAATAACTATCAAACAAATACAATCACCGTTATGTATGATGGAACATTGAATCCAGAATCAAGAAATCCAGAAACAACATTGAAGAAAATAACGGCAAATGGAATGACTTCATGGAAAGAAGCATATAAATATTGTTTATATGTTATGAAGTGCGATAGATACAGAAAGAAGAAATGCACGGCCATTATTGGTGAAGAAGGTTTCTTCTTTACACCACTTTCTAAATTCTTGATTCAGCATCCATCATTGAAAATTGGATTGGGAAATGCAGAAATTAAGAATGTGATTCTTAATGAAAATGATTATATTACAGGCCTTGAATTATATGATGCCGTTACTCTTTCAAATGACAGGGATTTTAATATTGTTGTTCAATGTGTTTCTGATACTTATTGCACATTAAAAAGTTATGCTATCAAGAATTATGATGGTAGAACAAAAACAATTGAATTTAAGAATCCATTTTCAGTTTATGGAACTGTTATTCCACATGCTGGTGATGTTTTGTCATATGGTTATGAAGTTTCAACAGTTACTAGAGAAATGCTCATAACAGAAATTGATGAAGTTGATAATGGTTATTCTTTGAAACTTGTTGATTATGATGCAAGAATTGTAAATGATGATTTTTATTTTCCAGAGTATAAACCTGTTTTAACTGATCCACAGAACAATGCACCATCTATTCCATCTTCTTTGCCATCACCAACAATTGCAGAAGTTTCAACAATTGTTCAAAATGCCGTAGATGAAATTGATATGTCATTTGTGGAAAGTCCAAATGTTTATGCAGAATTGAATGGTTGTGGTTTTGCCGTAAATGATGATGGTATAACACCAATCAAACAACAGATTACAACCAAAGTTCATGTTATCCAGGAAGATAAAGAAATTGATTTTGTTTTTGGTGATTTTAATTTGCCAGATGGATTTTCTGTTGATATCAACTATCATTCTGTAACATTTACGGCTGCAAAGGGAACAAGAATTTCAACAGGTGAAATCAAGATTCCTGTATATTTTAGACCAATTCTTCATGATAACTTCTATGCAGATGAAGATGGAACTATCTATGAAGATGAAGATGGCAATGCATATGGTATTTTTGATTATGCACAAAAATTGACAATCTATGATCTTGGTTTCAATTATTCTGGAATCAAAGGTGGTTCATATCTTGGTGCATATGATAATGTTGAAGAAATCACACAAACAATCATTATTGGTGATTATTTCACATATAGTGGTGAAGATTCGGACACATTCAAAAAGGGCGGCACTTATGCATGGGATGGATTGAAATGGGTGGAAGATTCTGTTTCAAGTCATATGGGCGGTGCTTTATCTGATGTTCTTAATGTTGCAAATAACAATCTGCAGCTGAACAATTCAAAGGCATATCAACTTCTGGACCATTTAACAAGTAATTCTGTATTTGTTGATAAACTTGTTGCAAATACTGCATATATAAACAAATTGACGGCAAATGAAGCTTTTATTTCAAATCTTCTTGCATCAAATGTTACTGTTAAAAACAAAGGTATCATTAAAAGTGAAAACTATAATGGAACTATTGATTCTAATGGAAACATAACTTTTTATGGAAATACAGGATGGGCCATTGATCACAATGGAAAAAGTGATTTTGTAAACATAAATTCAACAGGTGGAAATTTTGATAAAGCAAATTTGAAATCTGCATCAATGGAATATGCCAATATAGATGGAATGGTTTATCTTGGAACTGTTACATTTAGTAGAAAATCTAATGGAGAATTAGTTTATTATTATACTTCTAATATTGTTGGTGTTCGGGAATATGGCGGTGCTTATATTGTTTCTTTTAGAAATACACCTGGTGGTATAATTTTTGATTATACTGATGCATTCGGATATCATGAAAGATCAGGTGTATTCCCTACAATATTTAATTCGCCAATGTATAAATTAAATTCAGTAAGTCCTACAGGTGAAGTTATAGATATGGGATATTGTTATGCTTATGATGCTACTAAAATAGATGTTAATGTTTCACCACTTTATGCAGTAACAACAAGATCGATATCAGATTCTGGAAGTATGGTTGGTGTTATAGTGAGTTTTGATGATTCAAGATTGATGAATAATGATTCTGCATCTTTAATGTTGTATGGTGCTGGTATGGGATTTTCAGGAATACCAACATAAAATTATATATAAAACAACCATGAGCATCTTTTAAGATGTTCATGGTTTAACTATATAACCATGAAAAACTTTTTCAAAAAAAGATTGTATAATTTCAGAACAAATCCTGTTCTATGGGTTTCTTGCATTTTTGCAATTTCATTACTATGTTTTCATATATACCAATATATAGATTCAGGATATAGAATTGAACCTTTAATCAGAATTGTTTTTTATTCTTTATGCCCTTTTATTGTTTTTCTTTTTGGTGAAGTTGGAATTGTTTATCTTGTTTCAATTCTTGCATTCACAACAGAACAATTCAATAGTTTTACAAATTACACTTCATTTTTTCTTCTTTCTATGATTCTTTGTATTTCTGGAAAAGCTGAAAGAATTATAATTCTGATTCTATACATTATAGATGTTTTAATTGTTTGTCATAATCATGACAAATCAATAATTCATCTTGCAATTCATTTTATTGGTTGTTTGTGGATATATCTTTTTTCAAATGAGATTATTAAAAAAGTTTCATTCAAAGTTGCTGGACAAATAAAAACAAAGAAACTTCTTCTGAATGAAAAAGAAAGATATATTCTTTCACAACTTGCACATGGTGCAAAACAAAAAGAAATTGATATCTATTCAGAAAATACAGTTTCAAAAATATTAAAGAAATGCCGTGAAAAGAATTTTTGTTCTACTAATTCAGAACTATTATTGAAATATATTTCAGAAAATCCAATAAATACAATATAAAATCCATATTCTTAAAGTTATCGCCATAAACATTCAAGGCCATAATTGAACCAACAAAAACAAAAGGGGGTTCAATATGGAACTTGAAAATGTTAATGGAAAAGCCAATGTAGGTGTAACACTTGGTGCTGATTGGGAAAAAATATCTAAATGTGAATATTACTTGATACTAAATGAAGAATATTCAGAACATGTTCACACAATCAAGAAACACGGACTTCCAGAAACTTTCATTGGAGAACTTGCAATGGATTATTTCAAATCAGATAACTACCAGGATGGAAAAGTATTTGACAGGTTCATTCACCTATAAAAAAAAGATTTAATCTTTCCCATAACTTTTATTGTTATGGGTTTTTTATTTGACTATATAGGCATGGAAAATGAGGAAATCAGAGCTTTTAAGGAATTTATCAATCTCAAATTTCAATCGCTGGAAGAAAAAATTGAAATGAGAAATCAATACAATGATGAAAAAATGGAAGACTTTGAAAAGAAGTTGGATAGACATTCAGAAAGAATTTTCAAGTTAGAAAAATCAACAGAAAAAACAATGTGGGATAAAATAAAAGATTCCTTTATATCATGGGCCGTTCCTTTTGTTATGGCTGCAATTCTTTTTTATATAGCACATGGAATTTCTAAATGACAGTTAAAGAATTTGTTAAAAAGTATATAGGTAAAAAAGTAGATTTTGACAATGCATTCGGTGCTCAATGTGTCGATTTATTCAGGCAATATTGCAAAGATGTTTTAGACATTCCACACACGGGAACTGTTGAAGGTGCAAAAGATTTATATATCAACTATGCAATGCTTCCTGGTGAAATGAATCACTTTAATAGAATTGCAACCAGATTCCCTAGAATTGGAGATGTTGTCATTTGGGATAAAACACCATCAAACAAATATGGCCATGTTGCAATCTGCATTGGAACACTTGCAGATGAAATTCTTGTTTTTGAACAGAATGGATTTTCACAAGATGGTGCAAAAATAGTTGTAAGAGATAAAAATATAATGGGTGTTTTAAGATTCAAAAGGGGGATTAAATGTTAAACGCAATCAAATCATTATTTACTGATCGGGAATGGGATGCAGATATTACCAAAATTATTGGTTTTGGTGTTGTTGTTGCTGGAATTGTTGGTTTCTTTATGGGAAAAAGTGAATTCCAATGGATTGTTGCATTTGGTTCTGGTTTAATCGCAACAGGGAAGTTTTCCAAAGAAGGATAAATTGAAAAGTGAAATCAAAGCATTTTTTGTTGGTGTTTTTGTTTCTGTTTGTGGTTTCTTTGCCATCATTTTCAGAAGAAAGAAAGATTCATCTAACGGAATCGGAATTCAATGTGATAATGACACAATTACAAACGGCCAGAATACAATTAGAAGAATACAGGAAGAATCAGAATCAAGACTTAATGCAATTGAATCAGGACTTGAAGAATCTATCAACATATTGCAAAGAGCAAGAAAAAGAATGGAAGAAGAAAACAATGATATATAGCATTGTTGGTTTTTCTTGTGGAATGGTTTTTGCAACAGGAACTTATATTCTGTTGAAAAAATAAAGGAGTATAAAATGACAAAGAAGATGTTTAATCTTGTTGTTGGTGTAGTTGGTGGAATTTCTGCAATTGCCGTTGCGGTTATTACTTATGTTGAACCAACATATGCAGCTGCAATCAATGCATCAATTCCAATTGCATCAACGGCAATAATTGAAATCTGTTCAAAATTCGTAAAGAACTAAAACAGAAAGGGCATTCAAAAAGGATGCCCTTTTTTTTATGCTGCAATTTCTTTCATGTCTTTTAAGTAATATTTGAAAATTATTGCTTCCAAAACTTTTGTTGTTGTTTCACCATAGAAATCATCCGCTAATTCAACTTCATAGAAATTGCCATCTTTATATGCTTTTAGTCCATGTTCATTTACGCATAACTCAAACTTACACTTTCTAAACCTTGCATTCTTCAATCGCCATCTATAACCTTCAAATGAGAAGAATTCATTGTATCTTAATGTTCTTTCATATCTTGCACAAAGAACATAATCTGGATTCAATCCTGTTTTATGCCAGACAGGGATTTTTTCTTTTGGTTCAACAGAAAATTCTTCATTGAATATTTTTACATATTCCAATAAGAATTGATTTGCTTCTTCAATTGTGTTTATTTTCTTTTCTTTGAAATACCATGGCAATCTTCCCTGGATTGTTTTCCACATTCTTTCAACACGGCCTTTTGCTTGAGGTGACCATGCAAGAATTTGTTTTACATTCAATTCTTCCATCATTCTTTGCCATTGTGTTCTTTTTTCATGTATTCCTGTAAGTTGTTCTGCAATTGTTAAGTTTTCTTTATGCCGTGGAGAAACACAAAATATTGCGGCCCTATCAGAATAAATTGCAGATGGATGGCCACCATTGGGATAGTTATAAAATGTTCTTCTGATCAATTCTGCATAACCATATAAACATTCATTTTCACACATATATAATGCCGTAACTTTTCCTGTTGCATCATCTATTGAACCATGCAAAGAATAATATGTTGAATCATTGCACCAACTAAACCATTGATATGGTGTTGCATCAATTTGAACCAATTCACCTTCATGTTTTCTTCTTGGCCTTGGGCGGTGAATTTCTTCTTCTTTCTTTTCAGTTCTGTTTTCAGGTGATTTAATTTTTGCCTTTGTTAAAATGTTGTAGATGGTTTTATCTGAATAATCAATGTTATAAAGTTCTCTTAACATTTTAGAAAAGAAAGTAAAATTATAACCAATAAATTTTTCTTTATAGGTTGCAATAATCTTTCTTCTTACATTCAATGGAACTGTTGTTGATGGTTTCTTGCCTTTATTCTTATGAATAAAAGTTGATTCACCAAAAATTAGAAATTCTTTTAATCTTTTTCTAATCTGGACTTGTGAATAACCACTAATCAATGCCGCTGCAGAAAATGACATGGTTGCATTAGGTTCTGCAAGTTGTCTAATTACCTTTTCAAAAGCTGATTTATTTTTTCTCATATTTTCACATTCGGAAAGTTTAGTAAAAACCTTTAATGCAAAATTTAGAAAATGAAAAGTTTTGTTTATAAACTTTTTAAAAACACTTGACAGTGTAGATAAAAAAAAATAAACTTCTGATTAGTTAGTAAATGAAAAGTTAAGTAGTTGAAAACTAATCGGGAATAACAGAAAAACAGGTTTTAACGGTTCTTCTTGAACCATTAAAAATATAAAGGTTTTTGCCTTGGAGTTTTCCCGATCTCCAACGGTGAAAACCTTTTTTTATTTGTATGTCTAGGGGGAATGACATGACACAATATGAATACTTAATGAAGATGAAAGACATTGCAGAACAGGCTGGACACAAGCATCCAGATTTAATGCCTTTCTATTCTGCAGCAGCAGAAACATTTGAAAACAGAGCAAAAGACCTTCCAATTTCTGTTGCGACTTCTGCAATCACACAGGACCAATCAGAATATCTTGCAAATCACATTTATATGGGGAACTAACTATGGCCAGATTTCCAAACAATCATATGAGAGGCATTGCAAACGCTAAAGAAATGCTAAATAAGGGTAAAATTACACAGGAACAATATGATGCATGGTTCAATTCATGGGCTGATTATTATGACAACATAAAACCATCTGAATGTTGGTGGGATAGAGATAGCATAGAAACCTATCATGAAGCTGATTATCCAAATGATCCAATGAAAAGTGGTTCAAAAAGTGGAAAGGTTGTTCATCCATAAGGGGTTTAATTATGCAATGTTATGCTGGAATGAGATTTGAACAAAGTCCATTTTCCATTGGTTCTTATGTTCTAAAAGATAATTTTGGGGATTTTAACTTGAAATTATTACCAACATATAAACCAACCAAAAGAAATATTGATGCAAAACTTGATGGGAAAAACTATCTGGTGTTTGGGTGTCCAAAGAAAGAATCAATAAAAAGATACTTTGCCAGGGTTTTTGAATTGGGAAACGGATTGACACTGTCAGGAACTGATGAACTTCAAAAGATTGGAAATGTTTATAGAACTTTTGGAGATACTAAAAAGTTAAAGTCTAATGATTTAATTCTGTTTGAATTTTCTGAAGACATGAAAAACTTAAAAATGTATTTCATCAGAAACATGGGATGCAACAGAGAGCAAAAAGAAACCATGTTTGAAAGATGGAATAACGGTGAAAAACTAACAAGGGAGATTTAATCATGGGTATACCTGTAATGATTATTGGAGAATCTGGAAGCGGTAAATCAAGAAGCTTAAAAAACTTCAAAAAAGGTGAAATATCCGTTTTTAATGTTTCAAAAAAAATGTTTCCTTTCCGTGCTGATTTTGCACATATAGAAACAGATGATTATAAAACAATTGTTGCTGGACTTATAAAAACACAATCACCATCAGTTGCAATTGATGATGCAACATATCTAATGACAAATGAATTCATGAATCATGCCACAGAAAAAGGATTTGAGAAGTTTACGAACATGGCATCCAACTTCTGGAACTTGATTCAATTTGTAATCAACAAATTACCAAATAATAAGATTGTTTATTTTCTTGGACATGTAGAAACAGATATGAATGGAAAAGAAAAGTTTAAGACAATCGGAAAACTTCTTGATGAAAAAATAACGCTTGAAGGGTTATTTACAATCGTTTTGAAAACTTCAGTAAAAGATGGTGTTTATTCTTTTGTTACTCAAACAAATGGAAATGACACCGTAAAAAGTCCAGAGGGGATGTTCCCTTCCCTGTTGATTGAAAACGATTTGAAGAAAGTTGATGAATCAATTCGTAATTTTTACGGATTGTAAATCATAAATATTTTTTAAGGGGGCTATTAAATATGGCATTCGGTGAAGGTTACATTCCAATGGAAAGTGGAACAAAACTTGATGATGGAGTTTACAACAACGCAAAAATTATTGATGCAGAAGGTGTAGACAATAACGGAAGAAAGTATGTGAAATGCACAATCAAAGTTGATGGAAAAAATGTTTATCCAAACATGTTCTTTATCAATGATTCACCAAAAGAAGGTGGTGCAAAGTTCACCAAAGAACAGTTGCTTGATATGTGGTGTAAAACAACAACTTCATTCTTTGATTCTTTCAAAATTGACAGGGGTAATTTCAATTTTAAGCAATGGATAGGAAAAGAAGGAACAATCACAGTAAGGCAGCAGAAAAACCATCCAGAATATTCTGAAATTGTTCCTTATGAAACAAGTTTCAAGAAAAAGGAATCTGCACCATCTGGAACTTCTGATGCATTTGGTGGTTCATCTGCAGTTGATAACAGTTTCAATGAAGATATTCCATTCTGATTCTTGAACAGGTGAATAAATGGAAAGTTATGTATTTTATCGTTCTTTCCATGAAGCATTTGAAAATCTATCTGAAGAAGATTATGGAAAAATAATGCGATTCATAAATGAATATGCATTAAATGACATAGAACCACAGATTGATGATTCTGTAATGAAAATGGCATTCCATTTAATTAGGCCACAGATAGATGCAAATGCAAGAAGACGAGAGCACGGAAAACTTGGTGGAAGACCAAAGAAGATTGAAGAATCTGAAGCACAAAAGAAAGAAGAAAATGAATTTGTGAAAAAAGAAACAACAAAGCGATTCCAGAAACCAACAATTGATGAAGTTGTGGAATACATAAAAGAAAAGGGATTTTCTTTTGATCCACAAAGATTCATTGATTATTACGAAAGTAAAGGATGGATGATTGGCAAATCACCAATGAAGAATTGGAAATCAGCTTGTAACACATGGGAAAGAAACAACAACAGTTTCAATCCTGGTTCACAGATTCAAAGAGATTCAGAAAACATAGAAGACTATGAAAACTATTTCAAACCAAAGGGAGAAGAAAATGAATGAATCTAATTTTAGTTTTATGAAAAATCTTCTTCCCATTGATGATGAAAAAGTTGATTTATGGGAAAAGGAACAAAGGGAAAACGGAATAAAGGATAGATTGAAGCAGTCAATGCCTTTTGGAAGTGAAAACAAAAACTTTGATACTTTCATTTGTTCAACAGATAAACAGAAAAAGTTTCTGGATATCTGCAAGAAAACAAGTGAAAAAGTTAAAAAAGGTGATTTTGTAACACTTTGTTTACTTGGAACATATGGAATCGGAAAAACGCATCTTGCATTTTCCATGATGAAAGATGTTATCCAGAATGGAAAAAAAAAAAGATTCCACACTTACATTGAAAAAGGAAAAGTTGAAACAGAATCTTTTGAAGTTGGAATGAATGCAAAATATGTATTGATTCCAGAATTGATAGAACGATATCAGGCTGCAAAAAGTTTTTTATCTAAAGAAAATCTGATGGATGTTATCAAAGATTCAATTGATGCTGATTTGATTATCCTTGATGAAGTTGGAAGAAGTTTTAATCCAAATCTTGAAAAAGAAGTTTTATATAGGGTTTTCAATGAATGCTGGATGTTGAAAAGATCCATTGTTGTAATTTCAAACAAGAAGTTTAAGGAATTCACACTTCATGTTGGTGGTGCAACTATGGACCGACTGAAAGATTCTGCAATCTTTCCAGATCTTGAATCAATGGAAAGTTACAGGGGCAAATAAAAAAGTTGGGAAAAGGATGCAAAGGTGGGATTTTTATTTTTCTTCTTTCCAAATGTAAGAAGAAGCGACAACGAAAAGATTTGGAAGTATCAACGACTATACAAGGGCGGTGATAGACGAGCAGTTAAAGACCTTTTTAATTCAATAAAAGAATGTGCAAAAAGATTCATTTTCTATGAAAGGCAAAAGAAAGGATTTTACATTTCAAGGGAAGATGTGAATGAAAAAGCAATTGAAGCTGCAGAATATATCATTGAACAGTATATCAAAAGACCAGATTTTGAATTGAAGATTCCATCTGCATATATTCGATTAAGGGTATTGGCGGCCTTATACAGGCATAAAAAGATTGATGAATTCATCAGTTATACAGATAGGGAGTTTTGAATGCCATTAAAAGAGATTTTAAGAAATTATCTTGAATCAGAAATAAAAACAGATTCTGAATTAAGAGAAAAATACAATTCTGAAAAATTGGATCAATTGGAAGCATTTATAAATGATGAAGCAAGAAAAATGCTGCATGGAAGAAGCGGTGCAATTCAGGATTCAACAGTTTTTGAATGGTGTAGAAGTTTCTTTGTTGATGGCATTCAGATTCAGATGGAACAGAAAAAAACCATTCCATCTGTAAAGAAAGAAAAAGGCCATGTCATAAATGACAAACAATTAACATTCAAATTTTAAGGGGATAAAAAATGAATGAAAAGAAAATAAGAAATGTAGTTTTGGGATTAAGTATTGAACCAAATAATCCTGTTAATCAGTTAGCAGAAAGTTATAAAACACTTTTTGGAATCAATAAAACAGATGTTTTGAATGCATTTGTTAAAGTTGGAATGAAACACCTGGATGAAGTTCAAAAGGAACTTACAAAGGAATTAAACAAGTAGGAAAAACCAAAATGGATTTATTCAACTTTCCAAAATACAAAATAACAAAACCGATTAAATTGATAGAACTTTTTGCTGGTGTAGGAAGTCAGGCCATGGCATTACGCAATATTGGTGCAAATTTTGAGCATCATAAAGTTGTTGAGTTTGATAAATATGCAATCGCATCTTATAACGCAATTCATGGAACTGATTTTCCTGTAACAGATATCACAAAGATTCATGGTGATTTTCTTGAAATTACAGATACTGAAAATTATTGCTATTTAATGACATATTCTTTCCCATGCACTGATTTGTCATTAGCTGGAAAGCAAATGGGAATGAAAAAAGGTTCAGGAACTAGATCGGGATTGTTATGGGAAGTTGAACGATTGTTGAATGAATCGCAAAACTTGCGGCAAGTTTTGCTGATGGAAAATGTTCCACAGGTTCATTCTGAAGCAAATAAAGCTGATTTTGATTCATGGTTGGATTTTCTGAAATCAAAAGGATATATCAATTTTTATAAAGATTTGAATGCAAAGAATTATGAAGTTGCCCAGAATCGTGAAAGGTGTTTCATGGTTTCTTTCCTTTCTGATGATTACAAAGAATATAACTTTCCAAAAGAAAAGAAATTAGAAAAAACAGTCCGTGATTATCTAGAAGAAAAAGTTGATGAAAAATATTACATAAACAATGAGAAAGCAAGAAAGCTGATTGCAGATTTGATGAACAGAACAGAACAGAACAGAACAGAACAGAACAGAACAGAACAGGATGCACCATTGCAAATAAATGTCAAGTAATAACAAAAACAACAGATGTTGCATCAACTTTACTTGCAAGAGATTACAAGGGTTTTGGGAATCAAGAAATGAACGGGGTTATTGAATGCATAAAGTAATAACAACAGACAGACAGACAGACAGACAGACAGACAGACAGACAGACAGACAGATAATTCCATTTATTATTCTGAATGTCAATTCATTCCATGCTGCATAGATAAAAATGGAGATGATGGAATGTTTTGCAAATCAGAAGAATCAAAACTTTGTGATGTTGGAACTGATATTTATAGAACCGTAACTTGTAAAGAACCAGGATTATCGGTTCATCATTCAAATATGGTTATTGTTGCAATGAGGGGAAGAAATCCAGAGCATCCAACAGAAAGAACAAAAGGAATACCAACAGAACAAAGATTAGAACCAAATCTGGATGGGATATGTAACACTTTAACAACTGTTCAAAAGGATAATTTAGTGATGGAGAAAAACACAATTCTAAAAGATATAGAAAAATACGGAAATGAAAAAGCAAATTATAAACCTTTTGATAAGGCAATTTCATATCCATTGACTTCACAGGATTTTATTAGAACAGGATTCATGGACATAGCACCAACAATGGCAGCAAGGGATTATAAGGATCCAAAAGTAATTACAGAAAAAGTAAAAATAAAACAGGCAACAAAAGAAGGTTATGCAGAAATGAATGTTGGCGGTGTTTGTGATTTGAGTTTTCCAGAATCAGAAACTCGCAGAGGTAGAGTTCAAGAAGAAGGTGATGTTTGCCCTACTCTTACAACTCAAAACAATGAGATTTGCAGAATTGAAACAAAATACAGAATCAGAAAACTAACACCTAAAGAATGTTGGAGATTGATGGGTTTTTCTGATGAAGATTTTGAAAAGGCTGCATCCGTAAACAGTAACACGCAACTATATAAACAGGCTGGAAATTCAATTGTGGTGAAATGCCTTGAAGGTATCTTCCAGAATCTTATAGGGGATGAAAATGGCAACTAAAGGAAGATTGGAACATGACATTCAAAATGAATGTATGAAAGTTCTTGATTTGCTTGGAATATTCCATTGGCGGCAAAATACAGGTTCTTTCAAAGTTGGTAAAAGGTTCATCAGGACTTCTTCTTTTCCTGGAATATCAGACATTCTTGGAATAATGCCAGATGGAAGATTCCTTGCAATTGAATGCAAAAGGGAAAAAGGTGGAATTATAAGTGCATCACAGAAATTGTTTCTTGAAACAATCGGACAAAATAAAGGACTTGCAATAGTTACCAATAATCCACAAGAACTGATGGAACTTTTGCAGAATGAATTGAAATTATCAGATTGTTAATCTGTTGATTTAATCGCCGATGGGCATAGGGGCGGACTTAGTCAAGAAATTGCAATTAGGATAAATCATTTCTTGACTATAGGAAAAACCACTTCAACAAAAAAAATAAAATAAAAAATTTCATGTCAAATTGTCAGTTTTACCATGAAGTGGAAATTCGCAAAGCTCATATTTTTTTTTGAATCTATTTTTGGGGGATTATATGAAAATCAAAATTAAAGAAATTGAAAAAGGATTCATTCCTTCTTACACAAGAGATGGTGATGCCTGTTTGGATTGCAAAGCTGCAATATCAGGTAATTATATCACCATTCCACCACATTCAAGATGCCTTGTTTCATTGGGTTTTGCACTTGCAATTCCAGAAGGATTTGAAGCAATCATCCGCCCTAGATCTGGACTTTCCAAAGTTGGAATTGATGTTGCCATTGGAACTATTGATTCTAACTATAGAGGTGAAATCAAAGCAAATGTTATAAACAATTCAAATGGACCTTTCACAATCAATAAAGGTGATAGAATTTGTCAGATTGCAATTAGAAAAACAGAAGAAATTGATTTTGAACCTGTTGTAGAACTTGATGAAACAGAAAGAGGAATCAATGGTTTTGGGAGTTCAGGAAAATGATTTATATATCTGGAAGAATTTCAAATGAACCAAACTACAAAGAGCATTTCAACAGAATAGAAAAAATAATCAAAGAAATTGGAGATGGTGAAAATGTTTTTAATCCATCTTCAATTGATCTTGGAACAGGTGCAACATGGGCCGATTATTTGAGAATTGATATCAAGGTTCTTTTGGAATGTTCAACAATTGTAATGCTTGAAGGATGGGAAGGTTCAAGGGGTGCATTGCTGGAATGGAATATTGCAAGAGCAATGGACATGAAAATCATATATGAGAATGAATTGCCATGACAAATGAAAAAATCATAGAAGAATTGTTAATCAAAGCAAATGATTGTTATAAAAAGCAATTCAGAAAAAGATGTCCAATGATTGCAAGAATGCTTGATAGAAAAGAAACAGTAACAATTCAGGGTGAACAATATACATGTTGGAGAGAACTGATAATTGTTACTTGTGGAAAGATTATCAATGACTATTGCCCAGATGCAGAAGTTGAAATTGAAGTTGATGGGAACAATTCAAATCTGAATGTAATTCTTTCAGATGAAGATGAAAAGGTTCTACAAACAAAAATAAAAGAAATGGTTGTTTAAGGGGGAATAAAAACCATGGAAAGAATAGCACTTTATAATGATAGTTTTCAGAATTGGAAGTCACATGACATTCTAAAAGCTCAATTGATTTTGACTGATATTCCATATCAGTTGGGAAATAACATGTATGGTTCTAATCCTGTTTGGTATGAGGGGGGGGACAATAAAAACGGTGAATCAAAACTAGCTGGAAAACAGGCATTTGATACAGATACAAAAGCAGGTTTTAGAATTACTGAATTTTTTCACTTCTGCAGCAAACTTTTAATTAAAGAACCAAAGGAAAAAGGTAAAGCACCTTGCATGATTCTGTTTTGTGCATTTGAACAGATTCATGAATTACAAACAGTTGCAAAACAATATGGATTTGAACATTCAATTTTTATGATTTTTAGAAAGAATTATTCTTCACAGGTTCTAAAAGCAAATATGCGAGTTGTTGGAAATTGTGAATATGCCCTTCTTTTTTATAGGGATAAATTACCAAAGTTTAACAACAACGGAAAAATGGTGATGAACTGTATAGATTGGGTGGATGATAAAAAAACACCAAAGATTCATCCAACACAAAAACCTGTTCCATTGTTGGAATTCCTTATTAGAACATTTACAGATGTTGATGATGTTGTGATTGATTGTTGTGCTGGTTCTGGAACTACTCTATTAGCTGCAAAAAATCTAAACAGAAAAGCATATGGATTTGAACTTAAAAAAGAGTTTTACAAAGGTTTCTATGAAAAGATCTTGCCTTGTTATACAGAAGATATTTTCTTAAAGCATGAACTTGAAGAAAAAAGATTCAGGCAATTAGAAATGTTTGGGAATAAAAAAGCATGATAGATGAAAGAAAACTATTCTATGGTGTTAATGCAGAAAATGCCGTTGTGGATAGATACGGCTATTTTACAAATACCATAGGAGAATTGAAAAAGGCATTAGAACAAAACAAAACTACATTGAAAGTAGTTTATTCAAAGTTAGATGGCATTCTGGATGAAAACCATGAAAGAAGATTTTCTTCTAAAAATGGAACTTTTGGATTGTTCTATGAATTGGATTATCACTTTAACAAAACAAGGTATTGAATGAAAAACATAATAGAAAACTTAAAAAATGCATTTTACGGTGTTTTCATAACAGATAAAAATGCAAGGTATGAAGAATATCAGGAAGATTCCAGAAGAAAGTATGAAGCATATATTGATTTTCTTGTGAAAGAAAATGCGGAGTTAAAAAAGAAACTAGTCTTAATGCGACATTATATATATGGGAATTTTGACCTTGCATATAAAGAAATGCAGTTGAAGCATATTGATGAATTGGGAGAAGAAATCAAATGACAGAAGAAGAACTTGAAAAAAGTGTTGATGAATATTTTGAAATAATGAAAGAGAAAAAAATTCCTTTTACTATTTCAAATACAAATAAATGTATCAAACAAGCCTATATAGACGGTTACAAACAAGGACAGAAAGACACGGAAGTGTTCGGAGCAACATATTTCATTCAGAAGAATGAGCAACTTGAAAAAGAAAATGAAGAACTGGAAGCACGGATTGAAAAAATGAAGTGTTGTGGAAATTGTAATGATTACCTTGCCTCAGTTTGCAAGTGTAGAAAAATAAATGAGTATAGAATTTGCGATAGTGTTTGTAATGATTGGAGTTAGCAGAATGAATATATATCTAAGGTTTATTTATTTTGTTATGGGGTTGGAAGTTGGAATATTGATGATGTTTATTTTGAGAGGTTAGAAAATGAAATTTGAAAATACTGAAGTTTTTAATTTTGAAGGTGCAATCAGGGGAATGAGAAATCCGCTTGAATCGTGGGGAAAATCAGATAGTGAATTTGATTATCTGAATTGCGAACAATGCAAACAGGCTTATGAATACAAGAATACAGAATGTAAAAAATCATGTATTGGAAAAAATGACCTTGAACTTATGCAGAAACTAATCAAGGCTGGAAGTGAACATAGAAAGTTTATGCGACAGTTTTTTGTTTCTGTTGATATCACAGCACCTATTTATTGGTGGAAAGAATTTGACACATATCGTATAGGTGTTACAGAAAATAGCACTTCCACAATGCATAAACTTGCATCTACACCGATAACAATAGATTGCTTTGAAATGGATGATTCATTATGCGAAGTAAAAGTTGATTTACCTTTTTATGGAGTTGATTTTTATTCTATGTGGGAAACTTTAATATCATTTTGTGAACAATTAAGACAGAAATACAACGAAACAAAAGATAAACGATATTGGAAAGAACTTATCAGACTTCTTCCAGAATCTTGGTTGCAGAAAAGAACTATTACAATGAACTATGAAAACATTCTAAACATGGTTCATCAGAGAAAGAATCACAAACTTTCTGAATGGAATAATGCTTTTATGAATTGGGTTTCTTCACTTCCCTATGCTGATGAACTTCTTTTGCTTAAAAAGGAAAAATAAATGCATGGTGTAGAATGTTTTGATTATGCAGAATTCAAAGACTTTTTGAAAACACCAAAAACGGCCGTTGAACTTGAACAAAAATATAATATGAAAAGGAATGTTTTATATTCCATCATTACGGCTGCAACATTCAGAATGCCATTGTATGAATTCAAAAATAAAGAAGGTTTAATTTGTTATGGACTTATGGGGG